TAGAGAGAGTGTTAATGCCAGCACTAGTTAGATCCCAAGTACCACGAGACAGAGTGCTTCCATTTCCAAAACTTAATGCATATAATTCAATAAAATTATCATTAATTTTTCCACCAGCTTTTCTTAAATTATCACCTGTACCATCATTTGGAGCTGAACCGGTGTTTATTCCCTGTCTTGCCATTATTCTTTGGGTTTAAAAATATTTATACTGTGTAGTTCTTAAATTTAAGAAAGCTATCTCTTATCAAAATATCAGAAGTGGAAATTCCAGCAATTCCTTCTAAAGTATGTGCAGTATAAGAATTATTCTTTGTCCTTGCGACAAGATCAATTTTACCCCAAGAGAACTCTCCAAAGTAATTTGAAGTTGATATACCACCAGCATATCCAGAATTTTCACTATGATCCATGGTTACTGTCTCATCATCCATAAAAATTGTAGTAACACTAAAGTTAATAGTTCCAATACCACTCAATTCAGAATTAACTCTCAAGACATTTGTTGAAATTCCACCAACATTTCTAGAAACAACTGAAACTCGTTTTGCTTGATGCACTGTATCAATAAATTGAGTTGCAAATCCTATCTGATTACCTTCATTATCAAATGTTTCAATTGTTGAATTTCCTTCGACACTAGCATTTGAATTAAAGATAGTGAAGTAATCGTTAACAGATATAGAACTTAAAGTAACCGCAGTTCCAACTAAGTCAGGATCTCTAAGGAAAGAATCATATGGAATATGAAGATCCACAATTACTTCATTGACTCCACTAATTGTTGTAGTTCCAAATCCAACAATAACTCCAGAATCACCAACATAAGAAGAAACATTACATGCTTCCTCAGAATATGCTTGAGGTTCAATTAATACACTTGGAGGATTACTGGTAGTATATCCAGTTCCAGCATTTGTTAAAGTAATAGAAGTAACTTCACCCGATGTTATAGTTGCAGTTGCAACCGCAGTTGTACCCAAACCAATGGATTGAGATGTGCTACCGATAGTAACTGATGGTACGGAATCATATCCAGATCCACTTTCTGTTATTGAAATAGAAGAGATAGTACCAAATTCAGAAACAACTGCAGTTGCAGCAGCAGCTACCTTAGTTTCTTGTTTTATAAACTTAATTTTATTTTGGAATGTAAGACTTGTATCATTCTCGTTTTGAGAGTTAAATATAGGTCTTAAATTATCAACATAGATTGCTGTAGATCCCACTCCAACAGACTTAATAATGTATGCACTTGGGTTAATAACTGGTTCATAAAGTTCTCTATCCTTACCAACAGGAATATCATTGATAAAGACATCTTCAGTTTGTCTACACCAAACTACTGGTCTTTCTAAAGTAACATCTGCTGTGTTTCCTGGTCCAGAGTATGGATTTGTTCCAACTAAGTTAGTTGATTTAATTTGATCGACTACTCTCTCATCTTCATCCAAGGAAGATGCTTGTCCAATGGACGCATCATGCATGATTTGAAGAGTGTCTCCCTTCTTAACAGTTTCAATTATATTTCTAAAGATAACATCAGTATCTCCAGTTCCTTTGTAGAACAAGATGTTAATAGAATCACCTATTTTTGGTGCCTCTGTAAATGTAATGATACTTCCACCAGTAAATGTATATGCCTCACCTGGAACTTGAAGTATGTCATTTACAAATATGAGTAGAACGTCTTGAACGTTAATTTTAGATCCTTTGCGAGTAACAATGGAAATTCTGTTTCCTGCTTGGAAAAGTGGGAAGTCTTTTCTAGTTCCATCAATAAAATCTCTAACATTATCAAGAGCTTGAAGTTGCCCAACTGACCAACCAGAGAAGGCATCATTAAAGACTTCATCTATAGTAAGTTGGAATTCATTTGCAGTAGAGAAAGATGATGTCGTTGGTATACCAGTAAGTCCACCAACGGGAACTGTCAATATTTCACCATTACCAAATCCATATCCAGTATTTCTAAAGGTAAAGTCAATGACACTAGATCCTTGACCAACTACAATATCAACAACTGCGCTGGTTCCTACTCCAACAACACTTGAAGAAGAATAATTCAAATGAATATTAGAGTAACTTAGTGGATCGTCGATTACAACATCAAGTGGTTTATTGACTTTACCACATCTTGCATAGAAATGTTTTCTAGTTGAAATACCAGTGTTTATTTCAAAAGTTGTACTGTCAATGACTTTAAGAACATTTGTTCCGTCTACTGCTGGGTCATTTCCGCTAGCAGAATTGTTGATTGCTCTTGGTGCAATAAGAACAGGTTGAGCAGTTCCTCCACTTTGGAAGAAAGTTGGAACTGTAGAAACACCAGCATTGATTTCAAATTCAGTGGAACTGTTAACTGCAGTTACCTTAGCACCACAATAAACAGGGTCTGTTGTTCTTGGATAAGTATGAGTGGATGACCCACCATCAAGTCCACAAGTAAATCCAAGACCGGTCAGAAGAACGTCACTCTTTTCTCCAGTAGTAGAAAGGTTATGAGCAGCTGATGTGGTCACAGTCATAATGCCACTTACGTTATTATAAATGGCGTTAGTGACATTAACTGGTCCTGCACCACTATAATCACATGTGAACGCTATACCAGAAACAATAACTTGATCATCGAAAGACAATCCATGTGCAGTTGATGTAGTGACTGTTGTTAATCCGGTTATTGAATTATAACCAACATTTGATATATCTCTTGGTGCATAGAATACCTGGGAGTTTGTAACCGCAACTCCAGTAATATGTCCACCAGATATTGATGCAGTTCCGATAGAAACAATGTTCGATCGTGCTGTAGAATCTGTTCTGATAGCAACATTAACAGTCGTTTGTATTCCAGCTCTATATCCAGAACCACTGTTACCAATGGCGATAGAGGTGATGGTTCCAGAGGCAGATACAACAGCAGTTCCACCAGCAGATATGAGTGGTTGATATCCAAGACCTTCCTCAGATCCAACAGAAACAATAATTCCACCTTTAGGGAAACTAGAGATTCCTACATCTGGACCAAGTGGAGATGTTTCTGTACCCTGGAAAGCAATCGTAGAAATTCCAGCAGACTCATTAATGATATATTGGTCAGAGAGTCCTGGTGCTTGGAATACACTGTTGATTAAGATGATTCCATTTTCTGTAGAAATTCCTGATACATTAGATCCGGTTTGTTTTAATGTAAATTCATTTTCCGTGCCATTGAACTGATCCGAAATATTATCAAAGATATAGTTTTTATGATAGGATTCATCGGAGGTGTTTTCAATGCCAGATCTCATGAAACTTCTACCTTGGAAACTAGAACTGGTTGATATTCCAGTCCAATCTCTTTCATCTGGTGGATTTGTTGTAGAACCAATAGGAACATTTCCAAATGGTGCCTCTACAAAATTAAGATGATTATCAACGATGTTATAGTTGCCAGTAATCTTGGTTACAAGTGTTCCGGTTCCATATCCAGATAAGACCGTGCCTAACCAAGGTCTACGTACTCTAATGGCATTTGTTGATCCAATACCAACACCTTCAATTTTCATTATCTCTGATCCTATTTGTATCAAATCAGATCCAAAGAAAGATGTTATGCCGCTAAATTTTATTAAATTGTCAACGTCAAAAACTTGCTCAGCAAGAGTAGTTGTTACCGAAGTGGCCACAACTGGTGACTGGATAAGATTATCCAAAGCAACAAGCACTTTGGCATTCTGGTTTGTTGAAATAAATCTATGGGATGTGCCAATACCGACACTTTCAAGTTCAACAATTTCTGGAATTGATTTAAGTGCATTTTCTGCGCTGGTGGCAATTTTAATGTTGTTGTCGTCAACTTTAACTGCAAACAGATTGTCTCCGGGCAAGAATGTAGTATTAGCAGCGCCAACAAATGTTGTTGTTGCAATACCGACAGCAGATGAAGCTGTTCCAACATGAACATATCTAATTTTTTCACCACTTACAAAGAAGTGATTTGGAATCTTAATTGCATTAGTTGTTACGTTAACAATATCGCTATCATTACCTAAGAAATATCTTTCAAAAATAGGTTCGTTTTCATGAGTTAATGCAAACTCTCTCTTAATGTCAGATTCCGTTCCAAAATATTCTCCAAGTCCATCACCAATAGATGCATTTGTAAATCCTACACTGGAACTATTATCGGAGTTATCATTGACAGTCAAAGCATTCATGTAAACATTAACTACAGTGTCAATGCTTGCATTTGGAGTAAACACAAGAGAAACCGTTCCTGCAGCAGAAACTCTTGATCCAAATGTTCCAAGACCTGATGCAGTTTCAACGTTTGCATATTCGGTCATGTAGACATCATATGAATTAGTTGTGTCTACATAATCGTCAACCAACACAATTTCCGACATTTGAGTGGAAGTATTAGTTGTATCAATAACTTGTGCAATAAAGTACGCACCATCATGATCATTTTGATATTCAGCGACCGTAGTAATTCCTGGAGTTCCTGACGCAGAGATACTTGTCGTTCTACCTTCAAGTCTAGATCTTCTCAGATTGATAGTTCCTATTCCGGTGGAGGTATCTGTTGCAAGTCCAACAGTGACTGTGTTAACAGCACCAGTTGTTCCAATACCAGTAGCCGTTGGAATAAAGTCAACTTTTAACGTTGATCCATCAAGATATGCATAATATGTTCCAACACCGGTTATTGCATATTCTCCAGGACTGGTTGATAATCTACCGTATTCGAGAATTTCTACATTTGTTCCATCGTGAACAATATTTAATTCAATTGCTTCAAATTCATTTCCAGAAACATCAGTGTTGATGTTAACCAGAACTTTTGCAGAAGTATAAGTGTTTGCAATAGAAACGATGGTTTTAGTTGTATTGGATGGAACTTCAACACTCTTAGTATCGATTAAAACAACTCCACCAAGACTTGTGCTTCCAGTGCTCAGAACAGTATCTTTTATATTGTATCCGAGGGTAATAATATCGTAATCATTAATAGTAGAATTACTTGGGTGGAATTGCAATTGTGCATCAGAACCAGCAAATGCAAAGTCAAAAGATCCTTGATCATAATGAGTTTCAACTCTTGCATATTGATTCATGTATCCATTAGATCCATCATGCAGTAAATCAACCAGCATCAATTGTCTTTGAGCTACGAATCTCTTGTCTCTTATATACGTTATGTACTTTTGAAGTCTGGCATCTGATAATGGTGTGGTTGCAACTACACTGAAATCTGTTGGTCTTGGATTACTATTAAATTGACCACTCAGATCATCGATGGAAAGAACCCTATTTCCAACAGATTCAAAGAAATCAGTTAAGATTCTATTTGAGAATATAATTTCATTTGAAATTGTCTTCGTATTTTGATTTAGATTATTTTCTGCAACTAAATCAAAATCATAAACACAGTGTAGACTTGCAAATCCATCTAAGTGATTAACAGCATCTAATGTGGTAAGAGCAGTTGTGAGACCAACAGACATGCTGTTCTCATTCACGGTTTCCAATTGATAATCAGAGAACTTTCTGAATCCTAATGTGTGATTTAAACTAGCAACAGAATCGTTCCAGGTATCATATGGAACTTTAGACTTAATAGAGTATGAGAAGTTTTGATAGTAGAAACTATCTTGAATTTTTTGAATATCTTTATTTAAGAATCCAGTGTCGTTTTGCCATCCTTGTGCTATTTTGGATGATGTTTGCAAGTTTACATACTCTACATAAGATTTGATAGAAGAAGCGATTCCCTGAGTTTTTGAACTTGTTCCCTCTATAATCTCTCCAACTTTAAACTTATTGTCTGAAGAAACTCTTAAGGTTACAACTTTTGTATCCCAACTATCAACAACTCCTATTGCAGAATCAGATTTAACTGTCTCTCCAACAATGAAGTTATGGGTATCTAAAAATACATCGAAAGATGGGAATCGTTTTTGTGCCAGTATCTTTCCAGAAGAATTTACAGAATCAAATGTTCCTGGAATTTCACTTCCAACGAGAAGATCAGAAACATTGAATGACACATCACCAATTCCACCCAAGTTTTCAGTGACTCCGGTCACTGAGAACAGTTTATAATCATAAGCGGATGAATTATATCCTTTTCCTGTTGATCCAACACCAACACTAACTCCCTCTACAAGAATTTTGTCTCCAACTGCAAATGGGAAAGAATTAATTGTGCTGAATCCAACTGATAATGTTGCAGTTGCAATTCCAGTTGAAGGAGTATATGATATTGAACTAATACCAACACCAGCTCCACTTTCAGTAGGAATGATGGTTGGAGTAACGTTACTCATCCCTTTTGTATTCTGAAGGATTTCAACTTCAGATACTCCTGGAGTTACTTTAAAATCTACATCAGGAACTACCTTCCCAGTTACTCCATCAATAACCACCAACTTGGGTGACACCATGAATCCTCTGCCGAAGGACACAATTCCAATAGAATCGAATGAAGCAAGAGACTCTATTTTTATTACTTGTGGGAAAAGGACGGTTGGATCTAAAGTTCTATCTGATGGATACTTGAATCCAATATCCTTAAGTGATACTGATTTTACAGATCCAATGCCAACTCCAAAAGTTTCAAATTCTGCTCCATTTCCAGATGCAGTAGTTACAGTGGTTATTCCTGGTAGAGAATAATAATTAGCTCCTGGATTTGTTACCTGTATCTCAGAGATAGGTCCATAAGTATGAGTACAATCGGTCTCATATGAAATATCAGCAGATGATCCATATGATGGTTTTTCTGGAACTTCTGGTAAAGTATAAGTGAATGAAGTTGTTGTTCCTAAAGTAATGACATGTTTACCATTATACAAACTTTCTTCTATTCTTATTTCACTTCCAGAAACAATTTCATCGTCAACGATAATGTTTCCTTTTGCTTTGGGTACATCTGGAACATTTTTTTCTATTAAAACATCCAATTTGTAGTATAAAATTTCTGGGATGTTTTTATTAACCGTCAAAGTGGCTTTTGCTCCCGCAGTTCCTACCTTTCCTGTTTTTATTAATTCAAAGGTATTGTTAGTTCCCGAAGTGTTCCAAACTTTTGTGAAATTTTTATCAGTATAGAGATTAAATTCAAAAGCTGAATATGTTGTCCCTTGTCTTGTATACGCAAGAGAAGAATCGGAAAGATCAAAAGTTATAGTAGAATCTTTGTAAAGTTCAATTGGAGGGTTGATTGGATTAATTGTTCCAAGCGATGCGCTGGTTATTCCAACCACAATTGGTTTTAATTCGGTTGAATCAAAATAAGTATTTGATAGTTTTAATGTATTGTTGTCAACTTTAACAACATAGTACATTTTTTCATTATCCAGACCTACGGATGGTACTGAAGAGGTATGAATAATTTTATCACCAGTCTTAAATCCATGAGAAGGTAATGTAATTGCGTTTGTCGAAGTATTAACACCTGCAGTTACAAATCCAACTGGATTGATTACTATTCTTCCATTGTTGTCATTATATTTTACAGTTACAATTCCAGTGTTTTGTGGATTTACTTTTACAAAAATATTGTGAGGAGCACTAAGTCCATGAGTTTCTGCTGCAGAAACAGTAACTATATTTCTTTGGACCTGTCCAGTAATTACGTTATAGTTTGTTGTGAAACTATGAGTATCACCTGCACCAACTGATCTAAAGAATAATGTAGAGGAATCTGTGTTGGCTCCACCTACAAATGTTCCAGTAGTTCCGAGTCCAACTCTAATGGTCGCAATTCCAATTAGATCATCAGATATTTTTGCAACAAATAAAGTTTGACCATCAGATAAAGTTGTCCCCACTCCAACGTTTGTTTCATCCTGGACAATGATACCAGATCCACCAGTGCCAGGGGAATATGTAATTTGATCTCCAGTCTTAAGGTTATGATTTTTAATGAAAATGCTCTTAGATGGAATAAATGCCTGTGTTATTCCTGACCCTGGGTTTGCAAAAGAAATCGTTGTTCCAATACCAACACCAGCGGTTGTTCCCAAACCAACTGCACTTGATGGATCAAAGTAAATTTGTCTGTTTAGACTATAGTTATAATCTGTGTTAAAACCTGCGTTAACTTTAATTTTTCTTGGAACTTCATAGATGAACTTACCAATCGTGTGAGAGGACCCTGTGGTGCCCTCCACTGCCCTCAAAACTCTAATTCTAGAGGATAGGGTGTCTACGTTCAATACTTTTATTTTCTCATTACCAACTAAGAGAATGTCATTTTCTCTAATACTTGGGTAAGACAAATCTCCAGTTACTCTGAAGAAGGTTACAATTCCAGTAACACTAGGAGCTCCTATGGCAACTCCAGTGCTTCCAACTCCCGCTATCCTCAGTCTATTAGTTTGAATGCCAGCAGTATATGTACCTTCAATTTTAGAAGAAGTCGTTGATAATCCAGAAATTGAAATGATATCAAGATTTTCAAAATTGTGTGGATTATCTGCAAAAATTAAATATTCACCTTTAGATTCTCCGGGGTAGAATTCTACATTTTCTAAGATGCTAGAAGCTACACTAATATTATTGACAGACCTTCCTTTTAATTTACTGATTCTTGCAGTTACTTTTCCACCACCAGTATTGTCATTGTTAAACTCCAATTCCTCACCGACTCTATACTCACTGCCCCCAGTTACAATACCAATTCTAGAAATCTGTCCAGGAGTCGCAGCCGATATGGATCCGGTTTGATTTAACTTATTTGGGATATAAACATATGGATACTCTAAATCATCTTCTATTAAATTATATGGACTTGTATTTCTCTTCCATCCATTTGTTGCAACATCATAATCATCTTGGTTTGATCCAAGTTGGAAGTTAAATTCATTTGGAATAGAGTGATAATTTTCTCCAATTACATATGGAAAAACAGGTTCTTTATATTTTTCAAATACCCCACTCGCAGCAGTTAATTTATCATCAATGGTCATGAAGTATGCATAAGTTCCGTTAGGATAGTCTGGAGTTATGCAAAATCTGCCATTATTTTTATCAAGGACACTCTGATCAGATACCTCATAGTGTGTATAATCTTCTACAAAATATCCCTCTGGGAAAATACTTGTAGAGGGTCTACCCTCTTGTATTTTGAGTTCATACCCAGATTTCATCTGAGTTACTACTCCGCCAGTTGGGGTGCTATATCCATATGGACCATAGATTGGATTTCCATCATAGGCAAATCCCAAAATTGGAGAGTGCTTAGTTGATGTTTGTTCAATACTGTTGACTTTTCTTAAATCACTTTCTCCATATAAAGTATTTCCTTCTTGATCAATCGCATATACAGTTTCTCTAAGTTTTCTAGGAGCATAAAGATGAGCGTATTGAAGTTCTAGTCTACCGTTGACAACAACACCATCATCCTCAGCAAAATACGGATAATACTTATTATATAAGTTTACTGTCCATGATTTGAGTTTAGCTTTAAACTCCGGTAAAACTTCTGTTGATCCAGCAGGAATGACATTAACTGCTGTGGATCCTTGATCATATCCTGCACCTTGTTCAATTACATTAACAGCAGTAATTGAACCTCCAGACATAACTGGAGTTAAAACAGCACCAGTACCATCCCCAACAATATCAAGATCTGGGGTTGAAAAATATCTACTTCCTGAACTTAAAATGATTACTTGAACAATTCTTCCGTTACTAATAACTGGTTGAAGTTGTGCTTCAAGTCCGGTATCTAGAGATATTAATGGTTGATGATCCAAACCAACAATATCTGAGGATCCATATCCAACACCTCCATTCTCCAAATGGACCGAAGTTACTGTACCTCTAAAGATTGGTTGAATTGAAGCTTCAAAAGTTTCTAATCCAATGGATGATATACCAATCTTTCCTGTTAATGTTGCTGTGATCGATGGATAATTAAATGTATGTGTTCCTACACCAACAGATGTAATGTCAATATATTGTTTTGTTCTGTAATAAAATTCAGTGTCAGAGGCAACCCCAACCTGAGATAACTTAAAAGAGTTATCGTTGATTTTAGTTACATAATATTCTGTATCATTAGAAAGTCCAGATGCAACTGTTCCTGTGCATGTATAATTTATCTTTTCTCCAGAACTATAATCATGGTTATTAATTAAAATAGAATCCGAGACAGTGTTGATTCCAGTTGCAGCTGGTGCTGTTCTTTTTTTATTTTCATATCCAGATCCACTATTGACAATATTAATTGAGTCAACTACTGACTTATTACTTACGGATTGAAGTGAATGTCTTCCAATACCATGAGATGTTAAAAATACTGTGTTGAGTCCAGCAATCGCATCACCTTGAGTGGGGTGCAAACTTACCGTTGTATTGTCAATTGTAGAAACAAAATACAATGCATTGGTTACTATTCCACTTACACCATCTTGGTCAGAGGTTTTATAAATTACTTGCTCTGCATTTTTAAATTTATGGTATGTCGAAAAACCGATTCTTGATTGAGTGGCGGCAGAACCAACTACAACTTGGTTTGACTCTAGATCTGCAAAAAAGTCTACACTATGCACAATAGACTTCATATTTACTTGCCCTAAGGCACCAGATCCGTTTCCTCCAGAAATTTTCAAGATCGGAGTTTCAAGATAATCAAATCCTCTATCTATAATTCTGATCTCTGACAATGATCCAGATACAGCGACATATCCAGTAGCACCAGTTCCAACAGAATCCTTGATAATTAAATTTGGTGTGTTTATTACATCAATATTTGTTCCAGGTGC